TACATATAGTGGGTCACCTTACCCTACTAGATAGGTAAGGTGCATATGCTTTTGCATATAGTTTGTTGTCACAAATTTCTTATATATTTGTTACAGATTGTGTCTCAAATGTTTGCTATATTTGCGACATAATGAAATAATTTATATATTAGTATATGAAGAAGTTTGACATGGGTAAGTATATACTCTTAGTAGGTAATGATGCTACTGAGATTTTTGACTATTATAAAGTTCCAGAAATGCATGGTCTTAACCGTGCAGATGCCCAAGCAGAAGAAGTAGATAAGACTGTTGGTAATGGTGTTTACATATATGGATTAACTAACTATGATCCTGCAGATAAAAAGTTAACTGCCAAAGCTCCTTACAAACCATTCTTGTTTTTAAACATGGGTACCTTTAAAAAGTATAATGTTACAGAGAAAGCTACAGCTATTATGCATGAGACAATGCACATGAGTATCTTACTTAATAACTGGAAGATCACTGATAAGGAAGAAGAAGTAATTACTTTTGCTGAAGATGAAGCAAACAAGATCATAGAAAAACTAAAGACTACTAAAGTAGAATCCCCAAAGAAAAGTTTCTTTGCTAGAAAATAATATGACACCTATACTTAATGTTATATCTATAGAAGAAGAACTAGCTTTATTAGAGTCTCTGGCAAAAGCTGAAGAAGATAGTAAGGTATCTAATGATAGAACTCTAGTAAGATATGGTAACTCTATATATAGTAATGAGAAGCTAGATCCTATTCCGGACTACCTACTAGATCTGTGTCATAGGTTAATAGATCAAGAGATACTAGATGCTCTTCCAGAAGATGTTACTGTCAATACTTACTATCCCGGAAATAAAATGGTAGCTCACATAGATAGAGTAGATGCCGGACCTGTAATAACTGTACTGAGTTTGTTATCAGATGCAAAACTTATTTTGACATACGGAACAAAAAGAGAAGTTATAACTTTACCTTCAAGGTCTGTGATACAACTTAAGGGTATCTACAGAACACACTGGAAACACAGTATAGAAAGGTTAGAGCATAAAAGAATATCAATAGTATTTAGACAATTAGGTAAAACCAACTAATATGGCATATATAGAACACAACTTCTTCCCCCTTAAGGTATTTGTAAGAAATGAGTACATGTACCAACATAAGAAAGGTCACGGGGAATTAACCCCGGGGGTAATTATATCAGTAAGATGTATGCCGGGGCAAGCAGCATTGTTCCAGGTACTGTTAGAGAATGGTGTACTCCGAGATAAGCTTCCGAGTCATGCGTTACTCCATGAACCAAAGATGCCAGAACCAGATCTACCTTTCCACTATTTACAGATATGGAATTGTTTCTCATATAACTTTACTCTTCTTCATCTATCTTACCTATATGATACTAGAGTAGAAGTGTACATGAAAGACCACAAGTTCTACCCGGGTAGTTATTATGGTACTATCAACTGGGGATCTAATGATCCTAACACAGATCTATCTTTAGCAGAAGATCCACTAGAGCACAAGTCTCATCATATCATTTTACTTGATAACGGCCAGATAGCTCTACAACCAAACAATAGAATCAAATGGTCTGAGCCTAGCTTTGTAACTAAACCATTCCCAGAAAAACCAGATTACATGGTAAACAAAGACTACTATAACTGTGAAGGATTTGAGAAGTGGAATACAGAAGATTCAGAAAGAATGTTCTATGACAATGAATAATTTCAGGGTATAACCTTACATAATGTCCGTTAAAATGCACATTATAATGTGTTTTTGCCCCTTATGACGGACATTATGCACATTATATTATGTCAATATCACATTATATTGTATATTTGCTATGACCCAAACGAGGGCAGAGAGTTTATTTAGCGAAATGAAACCCTGGTTACCCAAGCCAGGGTTTTTTTATTGGTAAAAATTTTGTATATTATATTATAAACTAATATACAATGGCAAAAGTAAAAGAAGGTGTTACTAAGTTAAACACAGTAAGAGTTTCCCGTCCGGGTGTTCATGCTAAAGCAAAGACTAGCAAGTTGAAAAAAAGCAAGAACTACAAAAAAAGTTACAGAGCACAAGGTAGATAATAAAATATTTTTATATATTTGTTGTGTTCATAGTAAAAGTTTAAAGATTAAAAACTAGAAAAGTTCGGAGTTGAAAGCCCGGACTTTTTTATTTAAAAATATTTTTTATATTTGTACAAACCAACAGTCATGACATTCTATAGAAAGAAACCAGTTGTTATTCAAGCAGTCCAGTGGACAGGTGAAAACAATACAGAGATCCTACACTTTTGTAGTACTTGTTATATAACATCAAGTGGCAAAGCAAAAGATCTTGTGGTATCTACTCTAGAAGGAGATATGTCAACATCAGTAGGGGATTATATAATCAAAGGAGTTAAAGGCGAGTTCTATGCTTGCCGAGAAGATATCTTTGATATGACATATGAGACTGTGATATGACAACTCAACAGTTGGTGATATGGAACAAAATAACAGCAGAGTCTAAAACTAATTTAGAAGCAAGAATTAAATTTGATAAATATATGGAACAAGAAGTAGCATTTAAAGAAACAAGAATCCCGCATTTTGGGGAATTAATTGCAGGAATAGATCCGGAGAATCTAGACAAAGATGAAGATGTGCGTAGAGTAAAAGAATTAGCTGCAGAAATGGCTGAGATATTAAAACGTAGATATACAGAAGATCCTAAAACTGCAGTAAAAAGTTTGTTATTTGATCATGCAGTGGGAGAAATAGTCAATGCACAAATGGCAATAGTGAAAGTAATAACAATGTAATTTTAAAAAAATGAGTAAGCAATTCAAAAGTTTAAGAGGAAGAACAATCTTATTAGATATTCCTAAAAGAAAAGAGTCATCAATCCAGTTAAGTGCAAAGGATGAAGAGATCATCATGGCTGAAGCTGTAAAGATGTGGAACAAATTAAATGTATTCGCAATAGGTGATAAAGTAGAAGAAGTATCTGTTGGAGATAAAGTATATGTAAGAACAAGCTCACTTAACTTAGAAACAGTTGAGCGTATTGATATTGATGGAGAAACTAAATTAGTTCTCAATGAGGGTGATGTTATTATAATTTGGTAAGTCATGGTAAATATTACAGAGGAAGATTGGAGTGGAAATTATATTACAACAACAACAGTACCTTATCCTGCGCATAAGCCATTAGTTAATCCTGAGATTAAAGGTAAACTCTGTGATAACTATAAAGAAAGAATCGTAGATTTATCTGAAGGGCCAAGACCAACATACTATGGCGGTAAGGATAGTGCCTATGAGGTATTTAAAGTTTTAGAAGCTTGGGGATTAGATAAAGATTTCTATCTTGGTAATGTAGTTAAGTATGTTGCAAGAGCAGGAAAGAAAAATAAATCTAAAGAAAAAGAGGATTTACAAAAAGCTTTAGTATATTTACAGAGACGAATTGATTCACTATGATAGGATTACTAGCAATATTGATCTGTGCAACCATAACAATACTATGGATATTTGTTTACTACAACCATCTACCGATGTTTGATAGATTAACTAAACAATATGTTGTTGATGAACACGGGGTAGCTGTTGCTAATTTCTGTATTATGTTAATGATAGTACTTGCTTTTATAATGGGTAAACTCCTGTAGTTATCTATAACCGATTTGAATCCCTGGATATTCTCCGGGGATTTTTTTGTTATATGAATTATTTTTTGTATATTATAATATCAACACTATACTTATGTTAAACAATATCACAAACTTTTTTAATCTTATTGCTACAAGAAAGATTAAAACAATAACTAATGACTCGGATCTTTTACCATTAGGTACTAGAGATTCAAGATACACAGGTTGTTATCAACCAACAGCTATTTTAGCTTGTGATCTAATTAATCAAGTAATTACTTGTGTTCCTACTATTATGGTATTAGGAACTGGTTATTGTTCAACAGTTAGATGTGGAAATAGTAATATTGCAAGTTGCGGTTATTCTACAGTAAGTGGTGGTCTTCAGAATACAGCAAGTGCTTATTATTCAACAATAGGTGGTGGAAATGGTAATATTGCAAGTGATTCCAATTCAACAGTTGGAGGAGGTAGAAATAATACATCTAGTGGATATAATTCGACAATAAGTGGAGGTGTTTGTAATACAGCAAGTCAACAATATGCAACAGTAAGTGGTGGTGACACTAATACAGCAAGTAATTATAATTCAACAGTTAGTGGTGGTAGCACTAATACTTCTGGCGGTTATGCTTCAACAGTAGTTGGGGGTAAAAACAATAATGCAACTGGGTGTCTTTCATTTATTGGTGGAGGTAATATTAATATTGCTAGTGGTAATTGGTCATATACTGGAGGAGGACAATGTAATTCAACAACTACCGGTAAGACAACAATAAGTGGTGGTTATCTTAATACTGCAAGTGCTTATTATGCAACTGTGGGAGGTGGATGTAAACAAATAGCAAGTGGTGGTTATTCATTCATTGGTGGTGGTAAAGGAAATACTGCAAGTTGTAATTACACAACAATTAGTGGTGGTCAGGGTAACTTCGCAAGTCAACTAAACTCAACTATCGGTGGCGGTAAAAATAACTGCACAAGTAGTGTTTGCTCAACAATAAGTGGTGGTAACACTAACGTAATTAATATTTTTACTTTTGCTTCAACCATTGGGGGTGGGCAATCAAATACAATATCATCTTACGCTTGTTACGCTACTATCGCAGGTGGACAACAAAATACAAGTGGAGGATTTATATCTGTAATTAGCGGAGGTAAAACAAATACGGCTAATGGAAATTGTTCAGTTATTGCAGGAGGATTTAGAAATGTAACCTCTAATGGGTTTACAACTGTAAGTGGTGGTTATGCTAATTGTTCAACAGGAGTTTATTCATCTATTGGTGGTGGACAATGCAATACTGCAAGTGGAGCTTATTCAATAGTTGGTGGAGGTTCTAGTAATATTGCAAGTGCTCAAAGTTCAGCAGTAGGTGGAGGAGCAGGTAATACAGCTAGTGGAGCTTATTCAACAGTTAGTGGAGGTACTAGTAATGCAGCATGTAATTTTGGTACAACAGTAGGGGGTGGTAAATTTAATAGAGCATGTCTTAATTACTCAACAATTAGTGGTGGTTATTTAAATTCAGCAAGTGGTAATTACTCAACATTAAGTGGTGGTTATAGAAATTCAGTAAGATGTACTGGATCAGCAATTTTAGGTGGTACATTTAACACAGCTTGTCTTGATTATTCATTTATTGTTGGCTCCAATATTACAACTGATAGAGGATGCACTACATTTGTTAATGCGCTTTCTATGAAAACAATACCAACATCAACTGCAGGATTACCATCAGGTATGGTATGGAGATGTACAACAGATAACATTCTTAGAATTATACCATAATAATTAGTAACTTTAAATAATAACTTAAATAAAAACAAAAATGGCAACTTGGTCAACATTACACATCTTTGGGTACGGAGAGACTCAATTAATTGGAACAGATTCTAATAAGAAAGTTCCTTCTACAGCTTTAACTACTTTGGCTGCTGTAGTAAACAATGTATATTCTTTCAAACCAGAAGGGAATGAAGCAACAGAAGAATATCATGCAATCAATATTTTTAACAACATGTTTGCTGATTGGCAGCCAAAAGCACCAGAAGCAAAAGGTTGGAGAACTGAGTATGCTGACTTAGATGCTGAAGCTATTGCAGCTTTAGTTGCTGAAGTTGAAGCTTATGTAGCTCCTGAACCAGAAGTTGTTGCACCTATTGCAGAATAAAAAAAATATATTATATTTGTTTCTGTAATTAAAAACAGGAACCAATGAATATTATTTTTCAAATTAATGGTGGTCTAGGCAAGTGTATCATGGCCACTGCAGTATGTACAGCAATCAAAAAAAAGTATCCGGAATCTAACTTGATAGTAGTATCAGGTTATCCAGATGTATTCTTAAACAATAAAGAAGTCCATAGATCCTTTGTGTTCAATGGACTTTCTTATTTCTATGATGAGTACATTGATGGTAAAGACTTCTTAATCTTTGCTAATGATCCTTACTTAGAAACAGGACATATCAGACAAGATGAGCACCTATTAAAAACATGGTGTGAAATGTTTGGTCTTGAGTATGCTGGAGAAAAACCAGTAATTAATCTTACTACAAGAGAGGTACAATATTTCCAAAATAAATTTACATCAGAGAAACCAATAATGTTGTTACAAACAAATGGTGGTGCACAAACTGATCACAAATACTCTTGGGCGCGAGATCTTCCTTCCGCAGCAGTTGTAAAAGTTATTGAGCACTTCAAGAATGACTACACTATTGCACACATCAGAAGAGAAGACCAATTGTCTTATAGTGATACTATTCCTGTAACTGATACATTTAGAGCACTTTGTATTCTTCTTGTTATGAGTAGCAAAAGACTATTGATTGATAGTTTTGCACAACATGCTGCAGCTGCTTTAGAATTACCAGCAACAGTTTGTTGGGTAGCTAATAAACCAGAAGTATTTGGTTATGATCTACATGATAATATATTAGCAAATGAATTCACTACTAAACCTGAATTAAGAAATGCTTATCTTTCTAAGTTCAATATTGCTGGTGAGTTAATTGAATTCCCTTACAATAGTGAAGATGAGATCTTCAATGTAGAAGCTATTATAGAATCATTAAGTAAATAACCAATGGAAAAACTATTTTTTCAGTCCTCTATGCCGAGGTCTGGTAGCACATTGCTGCAAAATATCTTTGCTCAGAATCCAGATATGTATGCTACACCTACATCAGGTGTACTAGAA